ACCTCTTAATAGTATATCGTCAAATAATTTTGCTACCATTTTTAAACTCCTAAATGATCTTCAGTATATATCAAAAATTTCCATCCGCGGTCAGCACAGAAATTTTGTGCTGCTTTCCACTTTGCTTCATTAACACCCCAGGTTTTAACCTCATTCAAATAGCGTTTTGATACACGACCTTTGAGTGTACTTTTATTACGAATATCAGGTGGCCTTGTCTGTGCCTTTGGTTTAATTTCAATCATTAATGTTTCGGTCTTACCGTCAGGCTTTTTCTGCCTAACAATCACATCAGGAAAATACCGATGCAACCGCCCATCAATTGGTGATCTATAAGGTACAATAACCTCTTCACTTTGCCACCAAATCACATCAGGATGTTTATCTACGTGTCTAAAGAATTTAAACTCCCACAGCGAACGATAAATAATCTTTGTGGGGTCACCTTTATATTTCTGCGGGTTTTTCGGCCGAAACCTACCACTATACGCCAATATCCTGCTCACACTTCCATATAAATAAGAACATAAACTATTTATAAGAAAAGGACCGAATCAAATGGCGAAAACATCAACTCGCCCAGAGCTGGACAGAAATGCATGGCGCAATAAGAACACTCAAGGTAATTTATCGTTTCCAACATCGCCTGTACCACATTCGGTTCTGTTCGTTTTTAAAGATTATGATTTTAAAACTGCTCTAGGCGGTGGATTAAACGCAAGTAGTGAAAGAGTTGGGCAGAGAGCTGTAGGTAGTGAATTAAGATCAATTAATTCTATTGAACTACCTTTTCCCACAACACTACAGGATGATACGAACCTTAGAATTAATGGGTTTGAAAGAAATAAAACAACGGAATACCTTGCTACTGCGGCAAGAGAATTTGCTGCATCTGGTAATTTTGGCAATTCAAAAGTTTCAGATCTACCACAACTACTAATGTCATTAGGAGCGGGTATGGGTAGAAATGCACCTGAGGATATGTCTATTAATGCAGCAGGATCGGCGATTATGGGATCAAGCCTTGCTGATACCGCCAAGTCAGCACAATACCTTTTGCGTAGTAAATTGCCAGGTGACATTGGCAGAACACTTGATACGGTGCAAGGAAATACTGTTAACCCAAGAGAAACACTATCGTTTGAAGGTGTTGATTTAAGAACTCATAATATGACATTTGATTTATATCCAACGAATAAATCTGATTCAATTTTGATTAAAAAGATTGTTGAAAGGTTCAAACAAAAGACATTACCTGTAGCACGAGATTTTGCTGGTCTTACACAGGCATTCTTGTCATATCCTTCAACAGTAGATATCTTTTTATTGGGAATTGATCCTACTCATTGGATGCAATATAAAACTTCAATGGTTACACAGTTTACTGTTAATTATCAAGTTGGCGGATTGACAAGCATTATGAAAGGTGGTAAACCATCAGCAGTTCAAATAGCATTAACCTTCCAAGAACTCGAAATTCAAACTGCGAATGATTATGGTGTTAGCGCCGGTGCAGATGCTAATGCGGTAGGAGAAACTTAATGGCAAAGTATTTTGAAAATTTTCCAATTATAACATACGAAGGTAAACAGGTACGTGACATTACACGAAGAAATCAATTTGTTCGTAACGTAAGTACAAACCCTTTACTTTATTTACCATATACAATTAGTGAAGGTGAAAGAGCTGAGGATATTGCTAATTTTTATTACGGTTCAGTTGATTATACTTGGCTCGTTTATATGGCAAACAATATAATGGATCCTTACCATGAGTGGCCGTTGTCGGAAGCAGAATTTAAAGATTTCTTAATTGACAAATACGGTAATGTATCAGGTAGGATTGGTGATGATGTAGTCGATTGGACACAAGAAGATAACGATGAAAACATCATCTATTGGTATAGGGAGGTTTAATAAATGGCAGTTGATCTAGTCAAATTAACACCTGAAAGTTTTGAAACAATTTATCTTCGTAAGGAAGACCGAGTTATTATCAGAACAGAACAAGGTCGTAAAATTATTATTAAACGTATTATTCCTGAAGAATGGAAACCTTGGCGCATTTGGGATAACGAACGAGCAATAAACGAAAACAAACGTGAAATCTTTTTAATTGATAAAAAGTATTTACCACAAGTAACCGAAGAATTTGTAAAAAGTATAAAACTATAAATGGCATTTAATCCATCATCATATACGATTGTTTCATTTACGTTAAGAAACAAATACACAAACCTTGATGAAAATATCGCCGGGATGATTGATGGTATTGAAATCAATCAGTCGATGGGTATGACTTCATGGAGTGGTGTAGCCGCTGTCCTAGACACCGTTGGTTTCCTTGACAAGACACCATTACTTGGCGAAGAACAATTAATTTTAAAAATTGTATCCCACGACCTTGATACTGAATATGATTTGGCGTGTCAGGTTATTCGTATTGATAATTTAGTACCTACTGAAAGTATGAATGGTGTTCGGTATAATATTCATTTTATATCAGCAGTTACTTATTCGGCAGCCGTTGCGTCGGATGTTGAAGAAGGGTTTGCCAATAAATCAATAAACCAAATTGTTGAATATACGTTTAGAAATTATTTCGCAACACTTGGCACTGCTGTTAGAAATGAAGGAAGCAGAACATTCCCATATGGTACTGCTAAATTTCCATTAGTTAATTTTGCAACAAATGAAAGCCGAAAGTTTACAATACAACCTACAATTGGTTTAAACAATTTAGCTATCCCGCATTACACACCGTCGGAAACAATGTTGTTCCTTGCTCGACGTGCTTATGGTGAAGCAAATTCACAGACTTATCGTTTCTTTGAAAATTTAACTGATTACTTTTTTGTGACTGATGAATATTTAATTAAAGAATCAGTTGAAGCAGATGACGTAATACAAAAATTCTTTTATTCACCTAATGCAACATATGATCCTACTGAACCTGAAAAGCAACTTAATCGTATTGAATATATCACTATTAATTCAAGAGGTAGTGATATTGGTAAAGATATAAAATCAGGCGGATATGCAAGTACGGTTTGTGTAGTTGATATATTAAACCACAACTATACTGAATCAACATATAAGTATACCGAAGAAGCTGAGTTTGTTGATATGTCAGGAGTTCAGGCACGAAGAGGCCAAATTGATTTTCCACATTCTAGAGAATTTGCTGAAGAAACATTTAGAATTGACAACGGTCCACGGTTTCTTGCATTCCGTGATTTTACCGGACCTTATGCTACTTCACGTGAATTGGCATCTGACCAAAGACTTGATGATTTAGTTTCAAACCGAATAGCATACAGGCACCATTTATACAACACTAAAGTATCGGCATCATTAACAGGCCGAATGGATATTATGCCTGGTCAATTAATTGATCTTACAGTTCAAGGATTTGATGCTTTAAGTACTTCTGATAACCATCAACAGCTATCAGGTAGGTATCTTGTATTTACAACCAAGCATACATTGGAAAACGATAAAGTACGGACCAACTTTGAGCTTGTTAAATATGATTGGAGTAATGATTAATGTTCCCATACGGTGTTGGCATAAGAGAACCTTTATTCTTTATTGGTGTTATTGAGAATAGAGATGATCCACAAAAGCAAGGACGAGTTCAAGTAAGAGCATTTGGAGTACATGGTTTGAATGATAAAGTTCCGACTCAATCATTACCATGGGCAAGTTGCCTTGTAAATGACTTATTTAATCAAATTCCTGATGAAAACGATTTCGTTTTTGGTTTGTTTATTGATGGTAGAGATGCACAGCAACCAATTATTATCGGAACAGTTCCTACTCAATATAATGAAGAAATCAATCCTGAAACAAAAGGTTGGGGTGTAATAACAGAACAACCTGAATTGAACAGTAGAGCAAAACAACCAGAAAACTTAGGGCAACCGCATCATTCCAGATTAGAACGTGGTGAAGAGCTACAGAAAACACACCTTCATGGACAAAAAATGTCTCGTGTTACCAAAGTTACTGTTGCGGATGATCCTGACGGCGGACAAAGCTGGGATGAACCAGATCCCGGGTATCAGGCAGCATATCCATATAACCGCGTTATCCAATCAGCACGCCATGTAGTTGAACTTGATGATACGCCAGGTTCTGAAAGAATTACGATTACTAATACTCAAACTCAATCTTATGTTCAGATTGGGAGTGGTGGTAGTCTTACAACAAAGGCAACAGGAACAAGGTTTGATGTTACGGACGAAAATCAATATGTTCATATTGGCGGCAAATCTTTTGTAACAATTGACGGTGATGCAAGTGTATATGTTGACGGAAACAAAACTGAAGAAATTACAGGTGATCTTAAAACAATAGTACACGGAAATCACAGTCATTCAGTTGGCGGACAATCAAATTATAATGTCAGCGAGCAAATTCAAATGCGTGCCGGTGATATAAGAATGGAAGCAAATGCCGGTACATTATCAATACGTGCCGAAAAAGAAATGCAAATTGAAGCGGGCATTGGGATGTATCGCAAGGCACCATTTATGTGGGATCAAGCTACATCTAATATGAATATTAAAGCAAACAATTTGAATATGACTGCCATCACTGATATGAATATTAAAGCTAACCAAGGTGTTTTAAATATATTTGGTGAATCTGATGTTAGTATACTATCAGGTACAAACCTTCAGGTAGAGTCAGGAGGTAACATTAGTGTTACCGCAAGTAGTACTGTTTATATTAATGATTATGTGAGTATGGCAGAAGGTGGAAACGCTACAGCAACAGAAGCAGTATTTGCCGAAGATGCTATTGGCGCAATTACACCAGAAATGCCTGAGCCACCACAGAAATCAACTTCCGTTAAAGCAACCGCGGCAAATAAATTTGGAATGCGTACACCCGCTTCAATTTTTCAATCAGATGATGGGGAACCAGCATAATGAAACTTAAGGAGAATAGTTGTGACAGCTTGTAAAGATCCAGATCCGTTTATTCCATCGGCTCTAAAAGCTTCAACCGTTTTAACGCCAGGTGGAACTTCACCATCAGTAGAATTGTTTGTTGATAGTAAAGGTAATTATACTAAACAAGCAATTAATAAAATGGCATTTGATATTGCTGGTTTTAATTCTACTAGTAAACCTATCAATGTTGTTGCAAAGGCTGTTGAAAAATACGGTGAACAATTATATACGCAACTTAACAATTTTAATAATACATTTATTAAAGAAGATTACATTGTTAAAGAATTGCCGAAATTTAAATACCTCGGCCCACGGTTAGAAAAAAGTCCAATAACTGATATTGAATTTGCATCTTTCCTTGAAAGTCAAGGCTATACACCATTTAGTTTTGGTGTTGCAACTGCAAATGATTATAAAAATCTTTTAGAACAACTTGACGGTTTCTTTTCTGGTGGTTTTTCATTAGCAATTGCTGGTGGGTTGTGTGGCACATTGCCAAACGTCTTTGGTGCTATTGATTCATTCTTTGATAAAATCGGTCAAGTAGGTTTCCTTCTCAATGATGCTTTATCATTTTTATCAAAACTTAAAAACATTGAAAATCCATCAGAGGCACTTTTTGAAAAGATTAAAGTAAAAGCATTAATTGAAGCTATTAAAAATAAACTTGTTGGTATGTTTGATTCTGTTGTAAAGCAAGTACAATCAGCAATTAAGAACTTTGATTTAGGTTCATTAATTCAAGGTATTACAGGACCTTCTTTAAAAGGTATCACAAGAGCATTTCTTAAAATCAGAGATAAAGCATTGGCTTTCTTTGAAAAAACTAATATTCAATCTATTAAAGACAAATTAACTGGTTTGTTTGATTATGCGGTTGGATTGTTTGCCAATCCTGGTATTGGTGAAATTCAATTTCTTATCTCACGTTTCTGTGGATTACTAACAGGTGTTGAAGATCAGGTTAATAAAGTTAAAGAACCACTTACAACATTTGCCGATGATCTTAAAGTAGCCGAAGAAGCATTAACAGTTCAAGGAAATGCTGCAACCGCTCAAGTAATTGCAGCTAATGGCACTCGAACACCACCTGAGGTCCTTGAAGAAAGAATAAATAATCAACAACAGTTACACACAGAAAGGGTAGAACAATCTATAGCAGACTCTACACGTGATGGGCAGGTTTGGCAACCACCCGAAGCTTCAGTACCGCCAGGTCAAACTGAAGTATCGACTTTGCCTCCAGTAAACCCAAATATATATGATGGATCCGTAAGACCTGTACCAAGACCAAGAAGTTATGGCGATCGGCAAATTAGTTTTGATGAAGTAATGGAGGTTTTTCCAACGTTTGAAGATTTGATTGAAAATACAAATCGTTATATTTGGATTGATGCTAATTATAGTGCAAGAGCACTTTACGGTGATGCACTAATGAGAGCAAATAATGTAATGCCGCATTACGATACATTTTGGGTAGGGTGTGAACCATTAGAACGGTTAGCATTAATGAGAACACTTATTGAATGGAATGGTCCAAAAGTACAATTAGTAAGCGGATATAGGACACCGGAATATAACAGATTTTTAAGAGACGTGGTGGGTATTGAGAACGTAGCGATACATTCAAAGCACACGGCAGGGATTGCGTTTGATTTAGATTGGGAAACTTACCCGACTAGAAGGAACGAATTAATGGCGATTGCACAAGCAAACGGTTTTTGGGGATTAGGAGTATACGAAGCGCCTGGGAGTACATTCTTACATATAGACCACAGGGATCGAAAAGATGCAGCAACATGGTACAAATAAATGGTAGTTAATTTAATAACCGCAAAATCAAAAAAGATTTCGCTTTATCAGGATTTTAAAAAGAATCTTGAATTAAGTCCAATATCTTCAGATATTACATTAAACAAAGATGATGAATCAGTTAAAGAAGCAATACGGAATTTAATACTAACCGATCGCGGTGAAAGATTAATGCAACCAAACCTTGGTGGCAATATAAGAGCAATGCTTTTTGAAAATCTAACACCTGCAACCGTTAGGTTAATGGAAGAACAGGTTAGAACAACTATTGAATTATACGAACCACGGGCAGAACTCATTGATGTTACCGTTTCAGCAAACCTTGACTCAAATGAGGTTGCAATCACAATAGAATTTTACGTTACGAACGACGAGCAGCCAGTATCGCTAAGCGTGTTTCTAGAGAGGACAAGATAAAATGGCTAAATTAAATATTACGGAATTAGATTTTGAGAATTCAAAACAACAGCTCAAAAATTATTTAAAAGGTCAAACTCGATATAAAGATTATGACTTTGATGGGTCAAACCTATCGGTCTTAATGGATGTGCTTTCATATAACACGTATCAGAATAACTTCTATACCAATATGGCAATGAATGAAATGTTTATTGACAGTGCGGTATTGAGAAACTCAGTTATTTCACACGCCAAGGAATTGAATTATTTACCACGTTCAAGAACATCGGCACGTGCTATTGTAAACGTAACAATTAATGATGATACTGTAATCGGTCAAACTATTACAATTGAAGAGAATGCGGCATTTACAACATCTTATCTTGGTGTAAATTACGAATTCGTTTCTGATAAAGCATACGTTGCTCGCAAAACTGCACCAGGTGTTTTTGTTGCAGAAAATGTAGAAATATTTGAAGGTCAAATGCTAACAAGCTTTGAAAGAGAAGGTTACTTTGTTGATGTTGACGGAACACTAAGAGTTATCCTTTCAAACGAAAATGCTGATACAGAATCACTTTCAGTGTTTGTTGATGCCGAAGCAAGTGATGACGCGAACCAATATATTCGTAAAAACAATATCTTTGGTGTAGGACCGCTCGATAAAGTATTTTATGTTGAACCATATTACGATGGCCGATATACTATTTACTTTGGTAATAATAAGTTTGGTATGCAACCAACAGAAACACAAGATATCCGTGTTAAGTATAGAATTTGTTCAGGATCAGAACCTAACGGTGCAAGTTTGTTCTCAATTAATGTTACAAACACTGGTACAACAACAGTTACGACGGTAGCACCAGCAACAGGTGGTGCTGAACAAGAATCAATTGAAAGCATTCGTTACTTTGCTCCAAAATCAATTCAAATTCAAGAACGTGCTATTACAGCGTCGGATTATGAAATTTTGTTAAAGCAAAGATTTCCTGAAATCCAAGCAGTTGCAGCATATGGCGGTGATGAATTAAATCCTCCACAGTTTGGTAGAGTTGCAATATCAATTTATCTAGGACAAGGTGAAGATCAGCTATCATCAACCTTATCTAATACATATGTTGATTACTTAAAAGATAAAACACCACTTGCGGTTGAACCTGTATTCGTAGCAACAAATTACTTATACTCAAATGTAACTGTTAATGCTTATTA